ATGTTATGGACTCTTTCCGATTTGATAAGAATAGATGAGCCATCCGTCAAAGAAATCTCCTCACCGTCAATGATAGCCTTTCCTTTCCCCTCCTCAATTCTGAAAAACTGGTCGGCAGGATGAGTCTCCGTCCCAATTTCTTCTCCCGGTTTCAAGCACATCAACACAAGCTGCATTCTTGGTGCGGTAAACAGCACCTTGCGGAAGTAATTATTGGCAATTGTTTCCTTCTCAATGTTTCGGGTGTCATACGTTTCATCAGGGTCAAGGGAATCAAGAGTATCAACCGTTCCCTTTTCCAGTTCCTTGACTTCGATATCGTCAATCCTAAATGAGCCATCGCCATCAAACCCAAATTTTGGGGCTTTATTTCCTTCACGTTCAGGATCCCCGACAACCACAAATGTGTGACCGGGATTGGCCGTCTTTTTCAACCAGTCCAGAAAATTAACAAGCGAATTGTCAGGGTCATTCAGTGTGACTACAATAACCTTCTTGTCCACGGAGTCTTTGAATTTTACCTTGCCAACTTTATTCGTCACGGCATAAGCTGCAATAAGCCGCCCATTTTTAACTTCTCTGATGTCCTGCACTAACATCTTCCCGACCCTCCTACGGAACCAATTGCGCCAAAAAACCGTTCGGTATCGTCTTCTCAACCTTGTTGATGACGACCCTCTGACTCGATGCAGACGTCACTTTCCTAATCGTCCCAGTCTTGTCTATATCAACCGTTCCCAGCACGATTACTGGAACGTTTATTCTTCCCGGTTTCAATGGATACTGCCCTGGCTTCAGATAATCCATAACTCACCCGCCCACAACGGCAACCCAATCGATCCCTGTCCCACGGATCAGATCTTCTAGACTGTAACGAATGGAGTCAATACAATGGTCATACCCCTCCACCAGTACCGGAAGGACCTCTTCCGTTCTCTTGTCCACTTTGTAAGAGTAATGCTCGAACTCGTCAATGGTGTGACAGCATCGGGGATGGATGTGAATCTTGTCAAACTTGCGCATGAACTCTAAACCATCCCTCACGAATCCTGCTTTGGTAGTAGCCGCTTTTGAGCAACCTACAATGGGAAATCCCTTCTTTCGCATGAACGAGATAGTTTCAGGTCTTGAGTTGTCGGCAACGATCTTGATGAATCTACTGCCAGGAATGAAATCAAACAACTGTGGTAACTCTTCCAACTCTACACCGACGCCATACGCTTCGTAGTCTATATACAGATCGTTGCCGACAATGAAATTCCGAATCAAGGTAGATGGATCATTGCTGAAGCCCCAGTCTGCTCCCAGTCGGTACTTGGTCCGATCAGGACTATCAAAATCTTCAACGATAAACTTGTTCCGGAATACCAAAGCATCGCTGATATGATGTGGCATACCTTCCCAGATATGATTGTAAGCGTCCAGATCAACCCGCTTACAATACTCCATCTCTCTTCTCAGCGTTTCCGGGAAGAATGGATTATCTCGGAAGGTCAGCAGCCTTGATGCACAATCTTCAGGCGGATTGATTACGAACCGTTGATACGTTGGATCAGTCTTAGCACCTGTATTCCATGACAGCCAGATCTCTGATCCATCTTTACGGATCGTCGGGATCAAGAACCGCCAGCTCTCCTCAGAAGCATTCTGTGCCTCTTCCAGCCAGACGATATCAATCCCTTCAATAGACTTGATCTCCAGTGGATGCTGCAACCCCTTGAAGATAAATTCTGAACCAATATTGCTAGTAATTTCTGTCCTGGTAATGTTGTAGTATGGTGTAAGGTTTAGAAGTTCGATCTGATCAGAAAGAACTTTATGAACTGAATCCCTGATGCTATTCTGAAACTCCCTAGTACATAATATTCGTTTCTTCTGATAAGATGCAAGCACCGCCAATACTCTTGCAAATGACCATGATCTTGCAGCTCCTCGACCACCATGTGCTGACTTATAGCGGTGGGGTTCCAACAAGAACTGAAAAGCCCTAGGAATGTCCAGCCTAACTTCCCCTGTCATTCCCCCTCCTCTTCACCAACAAAATTAAATACCACCTTTGTTGGAATTGATGGTATCAAGTCTTTTCCTTCTGCTCCGGTCAACTGAACTCTATCAGAAAATTTCCTTGGAAGTAGATGTGCAGCCAGCCACTTTCTATTATCTGATTGTAGTCTTGCTCTACTCACATTTACCGGATCATCTATCATTGGTATATCATCCGATATATCTTTTATCTCATCTGCTAATACTTCTGCTTGTATTTCTCTTGCTTCTTTATAGGATTTAAGAAAAATTTCATTGTGGGCTTTACTTAATCTATTCAACCAATTATAAACAGTTGGAATACTTGGCATTCCCTCTTCCTTACAAATTGAAGTTAGGGTCCTACCTTTCATAATTTCTCTACAAATATACTTCCCTATTTTATCTGTGTAAGAACTTGGTCTACCCAACTTCTTCACCTTCTTGGCGGGCTTCTTTTTGTTTTGTATGTTAGATCGTCTTAATAACATAGTTATATAATATATGCTTCTAAACCTAATTTCATAGTAAAAACCTATGTTATTAGAGAATAACATAGGTTTTTCAACTATTTACAGATTAATATTTTTTTGTTTTTATGAATTTGTATTTAATATTTCTTGTTTTTGTTTAGGTTAATCCTCTTTAAAACAATATTTACACTTTTTCATCTCATTGGCCAATTTTTCTTCAACAACCATTGTCCAAGCAGCATGCCCAATCTTTACACAGCCCAACGATTTGTGCAATATCTTCCTCATTACTCCTTTTTTATTAACTGTCGCGATCCCATACAACTTTTTAGTTGCTCTATTTCTATCAGGATTGTTTTGATGTACATTTTCCCTAACCATCTTTTCTTCTCCAGTCATAAGGGATCACGTTGTCATGTGGGTCTACCCGGTGTTCATCCGGTTCATTGTAATCATACTTTTCTGTTGGAATGTTGATGACAATTGCCTCTTCCGTTGAGATGCATTTGAAACCGTGAAGGACATAGGGAGGAATGTGAACAAGGATTGGGTTATGCTCCCCCACAAAGAATTCTTCAACAGTATATTCAGTTGGAGAACCGTCCCTGTTATCATAAAGAACGATTTTCATCATGCCCTTGATTACTGTCATGTTGTCCGATTGTTTATGGTGAAAATGCCACCCCTTAACGACACCCGGATAGGCCGTGGTGATGTATATCTGTCCAAATTGTTCAAACAATGGACTGTCCGCTCTTAATATTTCTGTGAGCCTGCCCCGCTCATCCGGGATCGTCCTGAGACGTTCAATGTAAACTCCGTCAATGTTGGTTGTTTCCATCCTATTGCCTCCTTTGATGTATTGAGTGTGTGAGCGCTACCATATTCCCCGCCCTTTGAAGGGAATCAAATGTACCGGCATCCGTCCACCAACCCTCCACATAACTGTACTCCATTGCCCCATTTGATATGTAGAAGTTGTTGACGTCCGTAATTTCCATTTCTCCTCTCTTTGATGGCTTCAGGGTCTTAATAAACTCAAACACGGCTGAATCATACATGTAAACGCCTGTTACCGCACAGTTTGAAGCAGGTACTCGTGGTTTTTCATCGATTCTAATCAATTTGCGTGTATCGTCAAAAACCGCTACGCCAAACCTTTCCGGGTCAGGAACGTTCTTCAACAAAATACGGGCTCCATGATCCTGCTTCAAAAATTCTACAACAGCCGGTCTAAGACTCTCCTCAAACAAATTGTCTCCCAGCATGACCACCACCCTGCTACCGTCTACAAAACACTCGGCCAAGCTCAAAGCAGCCGCAATGCCACCTTCTCCTTCCTGATATGCGTAGTTAAGGGATCGTAACCCAAACTCCTTGCCGTTCCCCAGTAGACGCAGAAAATCTCCAGCACTATTCCCGCCCGTAACGAGCAGAATCTCATCAACACCGGCTTCCACCAACGTCTGAATTGGATAGAAGATCATTGGTTGATCATACACCGGCAACAAATGTTTGTTTGTAACCTTGGTTAAAGGGTACATACGTGTTCCCAAACCACCTGCAAGAATGACACCCTTCATACCTTTTTCCTCCACCTTTCATCATTTGTTTTCTTGCCAAAAATCTCGGTAAGAGTACGCCGCAACTTCTCCTCATGACATATCTGACATACAGCCTTCTTCATGGAGTCTGAATCTCTGTCCGGCATGATGGCCTCTCGCTGTTTGCATACAACACATTTCATAGAGGGCTCCTTCTATACATTAACGGTGAATACTGTTTGCCGCTTCTCTTGCCTCTTCGGGGGTGGGGTACTGCCCCATGTGCCACCATGAAACGCGGCCTTGATGTCTCGTAAAAGAGAAGCAGTTCTTGCCCTCTTCATTTATCTCTTCGTTAATAATGATAGTAACTTCGTCATTATCTATATCATGCTCCTTCGGAATTAGATTGACGTCGCTCATATGCACCACCACTGATTGTTGACATACCAGTCAATTGTAGAATTAAGCGTCTTCTCCAGATCCATCTCAGGCTCCCAGCCCAGTTTCCGAATCTTTGAGGAATCAATCGCGTACCGACGATCGTGTCCAGGTCTGATAACACTATCATCAATGTGCTCGATCATATTAAAGGGTACGCCAAGACGAGACAGCACCCATTCCGCTAACTGAATATTCTCCAGTTCCTGAGAACCAGCCACGTTGAAGACCTCTCCCGGATCTCCATGATCGATCAGAAACATAAGTGCCTTCACATGATCGCTAACATGAATCCACATCCGCTTATGTTTACCATCACCGTAAATAGAAAGCTTCTCCCCATTAAGTGCCTTCTTCACAAAAGCAGGAATGACTTTCTGTGCATGTTGAAAAGGCCCACAGTTATTTTCGGTTCTAGTGATGACTGCATTCAACCCATAAGTCTTAATATATGATTGCACCAAACAGTCTGCTGCCGCTTTTGCTGCCGCATACGGGTTAGACGGATTAAGAGGGGATTTTTCCGTATGCGCACCTTCAAGAATGGCACCATACACTTCATCGGTGCTGACCTGAATATACCGTTTCACTTTGTTGACACGAGCACTTTCCAATAGATTGTAAGTGCCAACAAGGTTGCTTTGGATGAATGGCATCGGTGTCCGAATGCTATGATCGACAAAGGTCTTTGCAGCAGTATGAATGACGACGTCAACGCCCTCACACAACTCTGAAATGTCATCACACAAATCGCCATGAACAATCTCCAGATTCTCATGGCTGGCAGTTTTAAGATCCCGTTCTATTCGTGCTTTGTTCTTCTGACTTGTATTTCTTCCAAATCCAACGACTCTATTCTGCTTGTTTTTAATCAACTCCTTGATAAGATAGCTCCCTACAAAACCGTACACCCCTGTTACCAGAATCTTCATCTACTTTCCTCCTTATTATTATTATTTCCCATTTCAATTACCTATATTCAGAGAGCGAAGAAAAACTAAAAACCACAACACTAAGGCCACAACATAAAGTATGCCCTGAAGTAGCAAAGTTACACAAAAAAACGGAATTACATAATAGTACAGAGGGACATAAGGCTCATTTGTTGT